AGGCGGCAGCGTGAAATGTGAGATCACGCCACAGGGTTTTGAAGTCATCGCCGGTGAGCTGACCTTTGAACCGTTTGACGGCTCGATGGCACCAGACGAGGTTGTCAGGGTGGATGATTTTTGCCTCGCCGTAGACGGTGATCAGACGGCGCGGGATGTCGAACGTGACGGCAGCAGTTTCCTCGCCGCCGATCTCGATGGCTGCGCCGGTGTAGTAACAGCGGCCATCGAACTTGTCGTACATCTGGTGCATCCAGCTGGCGCTGTAGCCCTCGACGTAACAGGAGCCGTGAACTCCTGCGGGCCCAAGCCCATGCTTGAAATAGTTGTTGATGCTGGTGCGAGTCAGACAAACGTGACAGGTAACTCGGCCGATAGCTACGGGCCGAACGCAGCATGTTTGGCACATGCCTTGAGCTTTAGCCGCCTGCCGCCGCTTCCGGTTTGAAACGGTGGCAGGGTGCGTGCTGGTGGGTTTGTGAGGCACCGATCAGTCCCAAGTGTTGTGGTATTTCGGACGGCCATCCCAGATTGAGAAGGACTTCATGCTGTCGGAAACGTATTGATTGCCTGAGTCATAGTGCTGAATCTTCTTGCGAAACACCAAGGAGTCAGCTGCTTTGAAGTCAAGGCTGGGCTCAGCAGTGCCGTCTCCTCTGCCGTCGTCATTTTTGACGATGCGGCCGATGGGACGGAGCCATACGTTTGATTTGGTCATCCGATCGACGAGATAGAACTCGACGATGGTCATGTTGTAGCCGTAGCTCGAGCAGACGATCTGTCCGACTTCGAACTGTTTGGTCTGAAGGATGGAGGGGGAGGCGGTCATTCGTTTTCCTCGTAGGTGGTCTGGATGAACTCGAGAGCAGGGAGGACGTCGTCCTCGATGCGGGCAAGGATGTCGAGAGGGATCTCGAGGTATTCAGTTTTGGCGGCGCGCTCGAGGCGCTCGCGGACCACACAGCAGAGCTGGATGGTGCTCATCTCGTAGATGTTCATGCCCAGACCTCGTCGGGAGTTTCCTCGATGGTCAGGGTGAGGCCAGCAGCAGCGGCCTGCTCGAGGCGCTGGCGGCGCTGCTCATCGGTGTAGAGCCAGTCGTCCCAGGCCACCTCGTTGGTGGCGGGGTTGATAGCCTCGCAGTAGTAGGCCAGCTCGGGCTGTTGATCCTCGGACTGAGGCGCGGTGGCCTCGAGCCATTCGTTGAGGGCCAGTGAGGTGTGATGGAAATCCATGAACAGAGCTGTCTCCAGCTGTAGGGGAGGCGCGGGGGATCGCCTCCGTGATTCAATAATGCCAGATGGCGCGCCATCGCGCAAGGCTGAGATCAGCCTCCGAACCCAGAGGTGAAAGGATGAACCTCAGTGACCGAGTATTCAGAGCCCAGCTCTGATTTGCTGAGCCATTGCTCTGCCTCTTGGCGGGTGTAAAAGGCAGGGCCCTCAGGCATGAGCACATGAGTCAGGTCGCGATCGCGAACCTGAACCTGCTTGGTGGCCTGGAAAAGAGTGAAATTCATGAACAGAACCGTCTCCGGCTTGGTTTCCTCAATCTTGAGGCATGGCGCGCCATATCGCAAGGGCTGGGTGATTTTTCCTGGGTCCCGCACACACCCCCTCTAGAAATCGTACGGATCCTCCGCCTCCGGCTGCGCCGCGAACGCTGAGCCTCGGCAGGCACGGATGTCCAGATCAGGCCGCTGGTTCCGGAACTGGATGGTCGGCGTGCCCAGCTTGGCGATGGTGATCGACAGAGGGTTGCTGGCGTCATGAACAACCCAGCCGTTGCTCCACTGCCCGCCTGAGAGGCGCTCTACAGGGTCGCCCTCAGACAGGGGAGATAAACCTCCAGAGGCGGGGTGATTAACCTCCCCTCCCTCAGAACCCCGATAAGAACGTGAAGAAGGTGAAAAACCTCTCTGTTCCTGTGTGCGCGCGTGCGCGTACGTGGGAGCCTCCTCAGGGTTTTTCACCTTTTGGACGTTTATCTGGCCCTCAGAGGGGAGGGGGTTGATCGGGGCATACAGCCCCGCCGGGCGGCCTCCCTCTGCTCCGGTATCGGCCTGGCCCACCTGATGCACGAGGCCCTTCCTGCTGAGCGACCTCAGGCATCGATGGACCTTGTTTGCCTCGAGGTTGAAGCGCCGCCCCAGCTCAGCAACGGTGCAGGGGAACTGGCCGATCATCCACCGCTCGTTGATGTAGTCAAAAACATCAGCCGCTCGGCCCTGCAGATCGTCGGCTGCCTCCTGCAGCGCCTCACCCTGCAGCACAGCCTCGCCATCGCCGTGATGAATCCAGCCATCGTCGTGCAGCTCGATCAGCAGCGTCGAGCCTTTTGCCCGCCCCTGCGTTTTGAGGATGACGCGGTGATCCTGCTGAGTCTGGCCCTCGGCCGGCTGCCGAAACCAGTTCATCAGGATGGTCAGGCTCGCCGCTGCCGGCAGGGCATTCGATCCGCGAGAGGCGTTGGTTGCGTTGCCGCCCGCCACTGATTTGTTGGTGTGGTGGATCATCGCCAGCGTGGCGTGATGCGGGGCCAGGGCATGAGCGAGGTCGCGGGCCGGGCCATCAAATGCACTAGTGGCCTCATCCACTCCGAGCGGGCTGATGCAGGCGTGGTAGCTATCAACGAGGAACAGCGATCGAGGGTGCTGCTCAGCGATGGAGCCCAGGTGCGCGATGCCCTCGGCCGTGAGATGAAGCGGAGCGCCGGTGTGCCAGAGCATCTCAACCGGGCCGCCGAGGCCACCATCAGCAGCGACTAGACCCTCCCGCTTAAACAGGGTGTGCCAATCGTTCTCCGGCTGGTCGGTGCCGACGATGAAAACTTTCGGGCAGGGGCCATGTAGCGGTTGTCCCAGGTACGTCGCATCGCCGCGCCACCAGGCTCCGATCATTCCGACCATGAGGGCAGATTTGCCGACCTTCGGCGGAGCCACCAGCAGATTGAACGTCCCGGCCATGATCACGCCCTCCCATGCCCAGGGCGTAGGAGTCGTGTCCATCCGCTCGCCTTTCATGCGAGGAACAGTCACGCCGCTGATTTCACCGCGTGCGCGGGCTAGATACGTGGCAGCAGTGCGCTCACTGATGGGACAGCCCAGCTCCTCAGCCATGAGCCGCAGCCGCTGGCTCTGCAGGAACTGATCAGGCTCGTCAGAGATGACGGCGACGGCGGCCTGTTGGACGTCGCGGAGGAGGGCTTTGTGGTCGCTGAGAGCCTCCGGGCTCACGTAGCTCTTTGAGTCGTCGGGTGTAGAAACCATCCTTCGCTTTCGAGGGGGAAAACAGTGTTTGCTTGGAATAGATGCGAAGGCGCTCCAGCTCCCGAAACGCAGCCAGCTCGTCGCTGGTCTGGTAGGGATGGGCTGCATCGAAAACGTCGAGCGCTGCGTCAGAGCGCTGCCGCTGGATTTTTGAGTAGTAGCCGGCCTGAGCCAGCTCGTCATCAAACTCTGCAGGGAGCCCGTAGGGCACCCACTGGAGCAGCTCGTAAGCGCGCCGCTCATCGTCATTTTTAGTCACGA